TTATCTGCCATAATTTATTTTTAAATAAGCCAAGTTATATTTTCTTTTTTTCCATTAATTTCCATTGAGTAGGGATTTTGAGTTCTTCCACTTACTACACCTGGGGTATGGTAATCATTTTTACTAACATTTCCAAGAGCTGCTTTTGCTCTATCTAAGGATTCCTGTTGAAATTTTAATGATGTATCTCTTAAAAACATTGAGATTCCAAAAGCCATAATTAAATCATCATTATATCCAACTTGGGCTTCAGGTCTACCATTTTTCCATATAAATACTCTCATTTCTTCTAAGAGTCTTTTAGAACGAATAGTCACACTTCTATCACCTACAAATTCTCTAAATTTATTAATGATTAAAGGTCTAGTTCTCATGGACATCGTAAAACCGGGAACCATTTCAGAGTTACCTTCATAAGATTGAAGATATGATTCTGCTGTTAGTTTATCTGATTTAGGAGAATGGTATAAATTTCTATATCCTCTTTCTCGTATTGCATCTAGTGTTGCCCACCCAATATTAGCGTTTTCAGGACACAACATTGCATTATTATATTCTGCTGCTAGTCCAACTAAAAAATAACCAAATTCCTTAGGAGGTAATTGACCCTTAAACTCTGCTACTTGGGTATTTGTTTCAATGTCTATGACATGAGCCGCAGAAAAATCTTTTCCATCACCCCTGGCAACGTCAGCAGTTATTAAATATTCCCGGGCATAATCTGCGGATTCCCATATCCATAAATTTTGGTCGACACCTCTTCTTTCAACGGGGTCTTGAATGGTTGTTTCTTTTATAAATTCAATCCACTCATTATAGAATACTATATCCCCTGAGGTGTTAAAGTCACAATCACACTCTTGGGCTGCAATACGAGGATCACCTAGTAAATCATCTTGTCTATCTCTCCATACTTGATCTCTTTCGGGATGGACCATCCAAGGTAACCTAATAGGTAAAAATTCATTTTCTTTAGCTTCAGCCTTAGTCCACATTTTATGAAACCAATTACCAGTTCCATTAGGTGTGGAAAGTACAATTGCACCCCCTCCGGTTGATAGTGTTTGTTGTGCTGAGGCCCATATATTATCTATACCTTCAATAAATGCAGCTTCATCAACTACTAACATAGATACAGCTTCTGATCTACCCGCATCCGAAGCAGCTGAGGTGGCTTTAATTTGAGACCCATTAACTAACCTCAGGGTTAATTTATTATTTTCTTCGGTTGAGATTTGTAACCAAGAGGGTAAGTTATCATACATAAACTTAACCTTAGTTACTAGATTTTTAGCTGTTTCCTGTTTTGTAGCTACACATAATACATTTTTACCCTCATGAAATAACATCATCCAAAGGGAATACCCAGCAGTTAATGTAGATATACCTAACTGTCTAGATTTTAAGATTAATGAATAAGGATTATCCTTAAATAGGTTTAATACTTTTTCTTGGAATGGGTATAAAGTAAATAATATTTTACCCCTTTGAGGGTGTTGAATAAAACAGTATTTTTTCATAAAATGTACAGGATCAGTTGCACATTTAATATATTCCTGACGAATTATTTTTTTTAGGTCCTGTGACATAATTTAGAGGAGAGCTTCTACCTCTTTTTTCATAGCGGTAAGCTCTTTCAATCTTTTAAGTAAATCAACTTTTTCTTCTCCTTCAGACTTTTTCCATTGATTAACTACTGTTTTCATTTCACGAGTAATTTTGCCTAATTCTTTTGCTAAAGAAGCAACGGAATCACTCTTTAAATCAGATACCTTAGGTTCATCATCATTTTCAGCTAACCCTGCTTGCTTTTTTAATTCTATATTTTTTTCTAAAGCTACATTAAGTTTTTCTACATCTTCCACGGATTGTTCGGATAGAATCTCTATAATCTCTTCTCTGATTATTTCCTTTAATTTTGGTTTAGTGAGTCCCATTGTAAGTTTTATTTATAAATATTAAGGAAACAACACCTCATTTATTTGCTTCAACCTTTGTTCTGTAGTACCACTAATAGTAGTGAAATCTTTAATTTGATCCCTATACTCAAACAATAACCCTCTAATAGTATCATCAATTTTTTCTCTATACTCAACATCTACAGTTCTAACACCATTATCTTCTATAATAGTACCTTCAGTAGAAACATAAAAAATATGATCATAATCCCCTAACATAGTAGAAGCAAAATCACAAAATTTCTTAGCATCATCTTCATCAATTGAATCTGCACATTTAGCAAATGCCATTACATCAATAATAGTTCTATCAGTAATAATATTTTCATTTAACAATTCACTAGCTCTCTCTGCTAGAAATATTGATTGACCCTTTACTGTAGAATCAGTATTTAATGGAATACCTAAATCTCTTAAATATTTAGATCGTTCAGTAGTAAACTTATAATTAATAAATTCTACCTCATATTCTAATGCCTTAACTAATGTAGTTTTACCTACAGACATTGTACCACATAATCCAATTTTCATACTATAATTTATGTTCTTGCACCAGTTTGTTTACCTAAAGCAGTCTTATGAAATGGAACACCCTTTCTTTCTCTCATTAATTCATGATATTCCTCAAACCCATATTCTATACCATAAAGATAATAAGCTTTTCTTACTCCTCCACGTCTTTCAATGGGCTCTATTGCAGGGCCATCATACCTATGAAATTTAAAATTAGTATCCTTAGGACCTTTTGCGAGGTACATTCGGGCACCGTTAGAAGTAATAACTTTATACTCAAATTTCTCGTTTGACATATTTTTTAATTTAATAATGATTCTGCTATATAAATACCCTGTGCTCCTGAAACGGTAATACCCCTTGCAGATAGGGCATCTCCAGCGAAATGTACATTTTCGAATTGAGCTAATGTTAAATTACTATAATCCACTTTTGGTTCTGGTGATAGATACTTTACTTCGGGAACGTAAATACCCCAATCATCTTCAAGTGTAGGGAATACTTTTTTCATATCATCAATAAAATCTTCTATATATTGAGAATATTCACCTAATGTATCCCTTACTCCATCTAAAAATTCTATTTGATATGAAGATACCTCATCACCCTCAGATGTTGAGGAAGGGGTTCGAGTGGAACTATAATAAAGACCCTTACCATTAAATTGGAGTTTACTAACTACATCTCTTGACCACTCAAATGGTTTTTCAATACCTCGGATTTCCATAAGAATACCAAAATTAGTCATATCATTCCTGTAACGCATGTCCTTTTTAGCATGACCATTATAGCTATAATTACCATAAGTTTCCTCTACCGCAACAAAAGCAGCATTATTATTAGTACAGAATGAACGTAATGATACTCCTTTATCTTCAAATTTTCTATATAATTTAAAGTCATAAGAAATATCAATTAATTTTTGGAAATGTTTTTGTGGTGCTTCAAAACGTACTCCTATTTGCACCGGTTTAGGTTCAGTAGGAAAAGAATAATCTTCTGCTAATTGTTTACCAAAATCAATACCTGATTTACCAACAGCAAATATTAGACGATCATATTCTATTAAATCATCATCATTGGTAGTTTTATCTGTCCCTAACTCTTGGGTATCAAAGTTAATGTTGGTTACTTTAGTTTCCCATCTAAAATTAACACCTTTTCCTATTAAATAAGTATACCAGTTTTTACCAATTTCATGTAAATAATCTGTACCAACATGCCATACAGGAAATAACCTTAAACCAAAATATGGTTTAATAAAATCGGGTTCTGCCTGTGGATCTGAACATTGTACTTCTTCTGGTTTAGGGTGGAATCGTTTAAAATTAGTAATTACTTGATTAAATAATTCCATTGCTTTTTCCTCACCACAATATTTTGACATATGTCCCCCAATAGAAGTATGGTAAGTAAGTTTACCATCGCTCCAACCACCTGCTCCTAAAAACCCTGTCATTACTTCTTCGGGTTTTCTAAAGAAAGGACATTTACCCATATCAATTATAGTAATATTGCTTCCAGGGTAACCATTATCTACTAATTTTGTGGCTTCTCTTTCCAT